GAAACGGCGAAAATGGTATGAAAAAACCACCACCGGCCAAAGGCCGGGGTGGTCAAATCATCAATTAAGTTAATGCGTCAATGATAATGCGATAGCGTTCACGGTTCGGCTTGTAAATGCCCCGTTTGTAATAACTCAAAGACGCTTTGCAAATGTTCGTCAGCTTAGAAAGTTCCGTTACGGAAATGCCCCGTTCATCCATCAGTCTTTGAATCTCCGTGCAATCCACAGGCCCATCCAAGGCCGGGGGCGTGGGGGTCACTTCCGGGATATTAAACCCGGCCTGTTTCAGAAATCCAAGCACATAGGGAAGCCGTTCATTCCGACAGGTAGCGGCCAGTTGTGCCGCCTTCATGTAATCGTCTGTGGTCAATGCTCTTGCTTTCGGGATGATGGAATAACTTCCGGTTTTGCGGATTGCGGGAAGAACATCATGCGTCACCCAATGCTTGAACCGCTTGGCGCTTTCCAGCTTGCTTCCGAAGATCAGGGCATACAAGCCGGATTCATTGATGATGGTCATGGTCTGTTCACCGGAGGGGGTCGCAATTTGCGACACCCCCTTATCTTCATCTTCAATGTGCTTTCGCAAAGCGTCCCGGGGATTTCCATACCCCAAGGCAACCGCTACATCCTTACCCACGAACCACGGTTCTTCCTCAATGGTCAGGGTTCGCACCTGTCCAAATTCGGGGTTGGTGAATACCTGAAGTTCATTCATGCCTTCTTCACCGCCTTCTGTCCACGGGCAAAGCCCAGCTTGAACACCACGGCAATCAGCTTGAAAATGTCGTGATGATATGCGTCATAGAGTTCATCCAGTTCATTCCTGCGAAGGTCATACTTGCCGGGGTGTACGCTTTCAATGCTCTTGATCAATTTTTCCATGTTAAACCTCCATCAATTTTCACTTGATAGAAGTTCCCAACTGTGATAGAATGGATTCATCCAGTTGGGAAACCTCTGGTTTTAGAAACAGTCGCTTACTTGTTCAGGGTGGGGCGGCTGTTTCACTTTTCTTGTGCCAAAAGTAAATCAATCCCTTGCCGAATAGCTTCTGCCCGTGTAATATCATGCTTGGCGCAATATTCATCAAGGCGTTTTGTTGCTTCATCGTCCAATCGAACTTTCACATCATTCCTTTTGGGATTGTTCGCTTTCGGCCTTCCGGTTCGTGGAGACATCGTATCACCTCACTTTTTGAGTTCCACAAACTTATTATAATAATTGGAACTCAAAAAGTCAAGAGGTTTTTGAAAAAATTTTAGGCATAGAAGAAGGGAACAGGTTTTCACCTGTTCCCTTGAAGATTGGACTTTGGCCGGAGCGTCACTCCCGGCATCCCTTTTGCCCACTACCAAAAGGCGTGTGGCGTATGGGAACGCTTTTTCCACCTCAAAGCCCGTTCTTATCCTATCTAAAGTATAACAGTATTATTCCCGCTTGTAAAGGATTTTCTTGTTCTTCACATTCTTCTTCCATGTGGTTTCACCAATTTGCCAGAAGGACAAGATGGAGTTTCGATATTCAGCGGGGTCACTCTCTACCTTTACCCGTAGAATCACTTTGAACTTTTCGCCATTTTCTTCAATTTCTTTCAGAATCACACCGGTATTAGGCTTGTTTGCTTCCAAGATGTAATCCGGGTTTTCCAGAATATCCGCAACATACTTAACGAACTGTTCGTAATCTCCGGGGTGGCGTTCTTCAATATGCTGAATCCGTTCCGGGGTGATAATCACTTCATCGGTGGCGATCTCGTCCGTAATGCAACGGTATTTTTCTATATCAATACGGCCTACCGTCTGCACATTGGAACCCTCGCTTTTTACCATCGAAACTGTATTTTTAATTATACTCCCGATGGTTGCAAGGGTCAACCCATCTTTGGAACCGTTGTCCACAAAAGTTTTCTTCCATTCGGAATAACTCATATTACCGGGGACATAGTAAACTTTTCCATCCTGATCCCTTGCGGCTCTTTCACCCATATATTTTTCATCAATGGCGGGAACCGTACTTCCTCGGCAATGTGGATGAAACGGGGGAACGGTAACACCCGGTTGAAACTCCGACATGGGAACCACTTTTCGATCCATACTTGCACAAAATGCACAGGTGATGGAATCCAGCGTTTCCAAAATCTCCACATTCTTAACGCCCAATTCCTTATAGGTCTCTTTTGCGGCAAGGGCGTTGAAATAGCTTGTTTCCGTATTTACAAGTCGTGCGGCTTGGTACCGGGAAACTTTGAACTTCTTCTGAATGGCATCCGTGATTTTTTGGGGGCTGTCACCACGAAGAAGGCCCTGAACCAATTCTTTTTGAAGGCTGTCAACCAATTCTTGTTTCTTGAACCAACAACGATCCCGGAAGGTTCGCCCGTCCGTTGTCCAAGGCTTTGAAAGCAAGGTTTCAAGTTTCTTCTGATCCAGCCCGGTAATATCCCAACCAAGGCCCACACCCTTCTGAACCTCAAAAGCCGTGTGGGTGTAGCCATTGCCCACAACCTTCTTCAACAGGGCATCCAGACTATCAACCTGATTGCCATATAGCAATTCAAGCTGTTGTTGAATACCTGTCTGAACAGCTTCAAGGCGGGAAATGTGGAACCGGGCGGACGCATTTTCCAGCTTCTTCAGCCATGTCGCATCCAACCCGGCCTGTTCACCGATCTTGATATACTGTTCAACGCTCCAATGAAATTCTTCAAGCTGTCCAGCGGTCAGCCATTTCCGGGCATCGGTCAGGCTGATTTGGTTGTTCACCGCAAAACGGGCATACCAGCTTTCAATTTCCTTCTGAACGGAACGCTGTGCATCCAGATACAGTTCTTCCATGTCCTGAATGGTCTTTTGGGCTTCTCTGTGGGCGCTGTCCTCCAAGATGGAAAACCGCCCACGCCAATAATCCGCATTTCTCATGGGCCGTTCCTCCAATCCTGAAAAATGGTGCTGAAGGTGGGATTTGAACCCACACGCCTTGCGGCAACGGATTTTGAATCCGCCGTGTCTGCCTATTCCATCCACTTCAGCAAATAAGACTTCCCCATCAGGGCTGAAGGCCCCGCAAGCATTTTCAGCCAAGTCCAACAGGGAAGCATGGTAGCCCGTGCCGGGATCGAACCGGCGTTACCGCCGTGAAAGGGCGGTGTCTTAACCACTTGACTAACGGGCCATGATGGGCCGGGGAAGGGAATTTCACCCTTTGGCGGGTAGGAGTAATAGCACCCCGCCACACTCAAGGTCTGCCCCGGCATATATTGTGAAACGGCGGGGGGTTATTCACCCTCGCCATTGTCACCTTTGTTCTGGTTGCCGGTCTGGAAGGCCCCGGCGTATTCCTGTGCCTGTTCCATTGCTTCATCCTTTTCCTTACGCAACCGGGCCAGCTCCACTTCAACATCCGTAACCCACGGGTGCTGTTCCACAATGGTTTCCGTGGACAGAATACCAACGGACTTGGAACAGTTTTCAATGGATTCCGTTTCATTGATTAGAATGTCACGGTTGAACACGATCTGAAGTTCAGCGCCTTCATAATCGCCCAAGCCCCTGTTGCTGAAATCCTGATTGATGAACCACAACAGTTCTTCAAAGGCCGCTTGGAACTCGGTTTCCATGCCGTTTGCGTCAAGGTCAATGTCAGAATACATGGATTGAATATTCATTTGATTGGGGTTGCCACTCAAACGATCATCCTTGGCATCGTAACCACGGGCATTTTCAATCAAGGACTTCTTCAGAAGTTCCAAAATGCCCTTGTAGTTCTCTGCATTGATTTCAACCTGAAGGGTTTCAACCCCGCCATCCTCACGAACCTTCACGGCTCCATAGGTGGAAAGGTTGTGGCGGAACTCACCAAGATTTTCACCATCATAGTTCTTCAGAACCAGAATGGTGTTCCGTGCGTCCTCTTGCATATTGTTTTCAAAGTCGGAAATCATGGTGTTGATTCCATCCTGAAGGGTTTTCACACGGCGGATCAGGGGGATTTCCTGCTTGTTATACTTGAAGGGAACCAGCGGAATCCTTGTCCAGTTGAAGCCCTTGGGTTCCTGCCCTTCTTCCTCAACCATGAAATAGTTTTCGTGTTCACCGGCTTCCACATCGGCAATCAGCATATCATTTTGATAGATATACCGGTAAATGCCATCGGCTTTGAAGATTTCCACCTTCTCCACCTTTTCCTTCTGGTAGCCGTTCCACACTTCTTGGGTGTAGTAACGAATCGCACAATCAAGAATGGTGTGATCATCGTCAGCCCAAAAAGGAAGAATGTCATAGGCCGGGAAATGCTTGAAGGACAATTCACCAGCTTCATTGTAGTAAGGATAAAGCCAACCAAGGCCACCGTTCAGGGCATCTTCACAAACATATTTCAGAAGCCGGTAAAACCGTTTGTTGAAAACCTTGCCCAAAGCATCCGTGTAACCCTTATCCTGACAGTTCAGGGTGAAGGGCTTGCCCACAAGGTAGTTGGTTTTCTGATCCACCATCAGGGCATATTGGTTATCAATCAGGCGGTTGTTCGGAAGGTTCGTCACCACCTGAAGTTGACCGTTTTCACCAATGATTGTGCGCTGACGCTGAAGAATGTCATGCTGTCCTTCATAGTACAGATCACCTATAACCTGATCCTTGCGGCGCTGACTATTCTTCCATTCCTTGATTTCAGCGGCGAAGAACTGATTTTCAGTCATGCCGGTTCGCCCACCCTGAAGGATCAGGCGGTTGATACGCTCCATAGCGTTATCCAGAAACATATTCACTTACCGCCTTTCTTCATTGCTTAATAAACGCAAACACACGGAAACCGTGTGTTTTTCGTGTGTTTTGTTACTATCATGTTATTAGTCGAAGCTGAACACCGGGCCACCGCCCACCTTTTCAGCAATACCGGTGGTTGCGTCCGGTGCATCGTCATGGGCGTTTTTGCCTTCTTTCTGGTAACGGTTCATGGCTTCATAGTAGTCAGGCCAACGGTCTTTCCAGTTCACCGGGAAATAAAGATGGTTCATGATCCATGTGCTGTTTGAAAGAATACGGGCAATCTTGTTTTCAGATTGGTGGAAAGGTCGCATAATGCACCGGGTAGATTGATACCTTTCCCGAAGTTCCCGTTCAACATTTCGGCTGAATCCTCTGCCGCCGTTATTGCTTTCAATATCAGCCACATTCACCTTACCATCATAAAGCATTTTGGCCGTAGCCGGTTCGGTGATCTCCATGCCTTCCTTGGTATAAAGCACATCCAGAACATAGGCTTCACCGTTATATACACCGTAGTTGATACTGCAAAGGTAATCATCACCGGTGTCTGCTGTATCGGTGTAGTTCTGAATTTTACTGAACACCAGCTTCCCATTGGCATCTTTGGGAAGTTCGGAATAGGTTTTGAAACTGGTATAAAGCCGCCCTTTAATATCAATGGGCTGTTGCTGGTAGTTGGCGGAAGCAATGTCCAAGCCCATCAGTTGGGTTTTTTCTTCATAGCTTTCTTTGGACAGGATTTCCGGGCAAAGCATAGAACCATCATCCTGAACCGCTTTGTAAATAACGGTTTTCGCCGGTTGGCCTTTGCTCTTGTAGTGGTCAATAATTCTACCGGCCAGATCAAGGCTATGCCAACGGGTCATAACGATGATGATTTTCCCGCCTTCTTCCAGTCGGGAAAGCATTGTATCTGTGAACCATGTCCAATGCTGTTCAATGGTGTTGGCGTTGTTCGCTTCCATTGCTGATTTGATCAGATCGTCAATAATCATGATAGAAGCGCCAAAGCCTGTGGCCGTACCTGTGGGGGAAGTTGCCAAATAGTTGTTGTAACCTGTGGTAAGGCTCCACATATTCATAGCACCATCACCCCGTTTGATCTCAACGCCGGGGAAAATGTCACTATAAACAATTTTGTTTTTATCGGCTTTGACTTCAGAAATGGTGTTTCTGACACCCTTTGAAAAGGTGGTGGAAAGTGTTTCGTTGTAAGAACCGGTCATGATTTTTTCGGCCTGATTCTTGCCCAAAACCCATTCAACAAAACAACCGATGGTTCTTGATTTACCGTGCCGGGGCGGAAGGTTGACCACAAGAACCTTATCATCAGAAAAATAGAAATCCTGAAGCTGTTCACAGAAGTCAACTAAAAAGGCCCGATCTTCTTTGTAAAAGTCAGGGGCCTTCACTTGGCAATAATAGAAGAACTCACGCCTTGCCAATTCGCATTTGGCCCCTTGTACAATGACGGGATCAATCATGGTTTATCAACTTCTTCAAATCCTCGGTGGACAGATCAGCAAAAGGATTGTTGGTGTTCAAGGTGCCTTCAATACCAACATCCCGCTTATCTCTCCAAGTGTCAGGCTTCCGGTTCTTCAACCAGAAGATTTGGGCCGTGGTGTCAGGCTGAACTTCCTTGGTCACGGTCTTTGTCACTTCCATGTGGGAACCAGTTTTCAAGCCGGTGTGTAGGTCATAATCGTCAACCCGTTCTTGGGTGGTTTCGATGTAGGTATATCCCAAGGCCCTTTTCAGCAAAGCATTTTCAACCTGAATGTCAACAATGTCTTTACCCCTTTTTAGGGTGTCCGAAATGTCCGAATATTTCTTTTTCCACTCATTCAGGGTGCTTCTTGTGATTCCCATATTAGCGGCAATCTGTTCATCCGTCAGGCCGTTTCTTGCCCACGCTTCAAGCTGAAGCAAACCTTCCTCGGTCAGCCATTGTTCATATTTACCTTTCGCCATTACAGATCACCCCTTTCATCAGGCATAGAAAAAGCGCCCCGGTTCCCCGTAGGCGCAATTTCATATTTGTATTATAAACTATCGTGGGGCTGTTCTGCTACAACCAATAACTGTTCATTACTGTTCGCAAATGCAATCAAGGCTTTACCATGGGTTTTATACACCCATCGGATTTCATGATCCATTTCATCAGCAATCGAATCCCATTTCATGTTCTGAATATACCGGGCAATCAGAATATTTTGCTGATCAAGGTCAGGAATCCGTTTGATCATATTAAAAGCCGTTTGTTTCAGCTCAATCAATTCATCAATTCGGATGTTGATGGTGCGTTCAAGTTCATCAATTCGGGCAATACCTTCTTCAAGGGTATTCTTGGGGCCTGAAGTCTGAACCTTGTCCTGCTTCAGTTGGCTTCCAGTGGAAGTCAAGCTGGAACGCAAGGTGGCAACTGTATTCACAAGCCTGTTAATCAAGGCATCGGTTTTATGGATTTGGGAAAGAAAATCCTTGGCCTGTTGGGAAAGGTCTTTGTCATTCACTATGTAACACATCCTTTCTGTGGTGATCTGTTCCGTTTTGGGGTACATCTGTACCGTTGACAAATACCGAAAAATCAAGGGTTTTCAAGGGTTCGGAACAGATGGTACAGATAAAATGGCAATTTGCTTATATACACATATCTTATATATTTTTTCTTATATAAGAAGAAAGTATATTGACATCTGTACCATCTGTTCCATGCCTATCAAAAACAGGCAAAAAGCCTTGAAAATCAAGGGGTTCAGAACGGAACAGATGTATTGAAAATATCTGTTCCGTATCTGTTCCACACGCTGTTCCAACTCCTACTGAAGAAGCGCCTGTTCAAATCAGTCAATTTTCCTTCCAAATATCATCCAGTTCATCCAAAGGCATTTCAGGATATTCGATTTCCGAACATCTAAGTTGCATATCGAATTTGATTTCTCCTAATTTGTGCAAAACTGTGACAATTTTATTTGAAATGGATTTTGGAAAATTAAATCCAATAGCGGAAACGGCTTTCTCTGCTGAATTTATTTTTTCTGCCGCATCTTTCCATTCCTCTAATGACAATTTTCTCATTTGTATTCCCTCCCGGTCTTACGGTCTTTGATTTCAATACGGTTCAGAAGTTCAAACCCCGCCAAACGGGTGATGTACTTCAGGACGAAGATCAGGGTGTTCACCCGCTTCTGCTGTTCATCCTCGTCACGGATGATATTCTTTGTGCCGTGGTAGGCTGTCGGATCGTGATAGCCTTCAGCATTTTCCCAAGGTTTAGGCATCGGTTTTCCCTCCTTCTTCTCTGTACCATTCTTCAATGTCACACCCAATGTCTTTCAGCTTTTTACGGGCCAACCACCCATCATCGGCTTGTTCCATCAGGTAATGTTCCCGTAGCTTCAGGGTTTCGGCATAGAACAGCTTCCACGCCAGCTTCAGGCGCTTGGGGCCAAAGCCAAATTGGGTGTGAAGCATCCACAGAATGGATGATTCCTTGTCCATGTCGAAAGCCCGGTCATTTGCCACAATCTGTTCATTGATTGCATGGTTCAGGGCCTTTTCTTCAGCTTTGTTGAACTGAACGGCGAAGATTTTACCACCGGACTTCTTAAACATCGGCATGGTATTCACCCCAAATATCATCGAAGCACACCGGAATCAGCCAATGAACCTTGTCCAACAGGATCAAGGCCACTTCCCGCATCTGCGGATGTGCGGCGGGTGAACACCGCAACTTCAGGAAATGCCGCCATTCACGAATGTTGGCCGTCATGACCACTTCCGTTTTCAGGCTGTTGGGAAGAACCGAACGGGCTTCTTGCGGGGAACAGCCTTCATCCAGCAAGGCAAAATAGGCATCTTCAGCATCCCGCATGGCAATTCTCCAACAATCCATTTTCACCTTCTCGCCCAAGGTGTTTTCATCCCAAAAACAAGGTTTGATCACGGTGATTTCTTCACCGAACTTTCCCTTGCCATAATTGCAATACCGGGTGGATTCCTGACAGTAAGAAGCCATCCGGTGGCGGACGATCTCATGAGAAACCCCACGATCACAAATGAACTTCACCGTGAAGGAACAATGTTCCAGAACCGCTTCATGCCCACGCTTGATGATCCCGGCAACGAACTTTTCAGCGGAACCTTCCGTGATCTTATCCTCGGACTTGTAGCAGACACGGCCACATTGTTCCAGCCGTTTCAGAATAGTGGCCCCATCAATCGGGGTGATGAACTGCACATCAGGCTTGATAATTTTCATTGTTCTGCATCCTTTCACATTTCAGATTCCCATTTACATAAACTTCCGAAAGAAGGTTGAATTTCACTTTCTTCAAAATAAGGGCGAAGATAATTTTTTTGATAATCAGTCAACCTATTTTCCCACCAAATACACCATTCACGATTTCCAAGAAGTGACACGGTAACATGAACCCATCCGTGTTTCAATAACACATCATCTTCCGGTAAACGGTCTGGATTTTGGTAGTGGTAAAGATTCACCAAAGTTCTTGCTGTTGCAATATGATCAGAATGACCACATTCAATCATAGTTCCACTTGGATCAAGCCAACCTATCTTGTGTTCATACTCCATCATTGGCCTTCTTTCATTCGTGTGGGTATGTCCTGAAGTTCCGGGTGCTTGATTTCCATGTAAAGGGCGAACAGGCAGTTCCAGCAAGCCGCCCGAAGGTGGGGTTCATCGTCCATCCCCATCATGTACTTGGCAAGGTGACGGAAGGCCGAATCAATCAGGCTGTGAATGGGAATGCCCTTTTCACAGTTCCGTTCACCATACTTCAAGGCCCCTTCTTCACAATGCTTGGAAACCTCCACCAAGGCTTCCCACGGAAGTAAATCCATGCGGCCTTTGCCGCTGTGCATATCACGAACAGCGCCGGTTCCAAACTCGGTGCGTTCACCGCTGTCTTTAATCATGCCAACCAGTCAACCTTTCTAAATTATTTTTCAATCCGGCCACAATCTCACGGGCTTCCATCGTACCCGTATGCTTTGCAATGGCTTCATTCCGCCGATCCGTCAAGAAACCACAATCCAGCGGGTGGCACTTTTCCAAATCAGCATTACACCGGTTGATTTCTTGAACCAAGGCTTCAGCACGGGCCTTCAGCCGGTCTAAACATTCCTGAAGAATGGCTTTCTGGTATTGGGCGATTGTTTGAATGTTATTTTTCAATTCAGGATCATCCCGGTATTCAATGGCTGAATTGACATCAAGGCTGTGTTCGGTGCAAAAAGTTTCTGCATCAAACAAGCTGTTGAACACCCGCCGCCCAACCTTGGCGTAAGGAATGTTTTTGTTCTTGAACTTGGAATATGTGTGGGCCATTCAATCACCAGCTTTTTCAAAGAATTTTTTATAGTTCATTCCATCTTCACAGATTTGAACAATGTAGTTGCATAACCCATCCGGGATTCTGGATCGTTCGACATGATTTTTCAGCCCTTGGGTGCCTGTTCTCGCTCCCCTTGGGGCCGCTACATGGCACGGATCACCATTATGGCACGGCGGCTTGAACCGGGGCGCTGGATGATTTGTAAAAATGTCCGTGGGCTTCATCCTCATATCACCGTATTGGCAGTAAGTAAGGGTGTAACGGGGCAACCCTTTCATGAAGTCCATTTTTCGCATCCCGCCACGGGGATTCTCTATGAACCAGAATGTGGGCTGAAGTTCTGAAATCAGTTTCAAAACATGGCGGTTCAAGGCATCACAGAACTTGGCATATTCTGAAACCGGGGCCAAGTTTCCATTTGGTTCTTGAACCCGATGATGGGAAATACCGGCTATGCTATAAGTGGTACAATCCGGGGAAGCCCAAATAACATCAGGCTTCCCAAACCGTTCTAAAATGTCGGCGGAAGTAATTTTTGAAATATCCATGTACCACGATATATCCGGGAAACTATCATCCCATTCGATGGAATACACATCATGCCCCCCCCTGCGAAGGCCCGTCCAATAGAACGGGTTCCAGCAAATAATTCAAGAACTTTCATTCTGTGTCACCGCCTTTCACAAACACACGGGTTTTTCGATTTCTAATCCATTTCAGGGCCGTTGTGAAGCCACAGCGTTTTGTGATCTGCCGGGAAAACTCAATCTTGGAAAGGGCTTGGAAGTTGTTCGCAATGCAATATTCCTTATACCGGCGATACACGGAATCGGTGGCTTTATTTTCAATCCCGTCAACACCCACTTCATTGATGAACCCAATAATGGGGTTGTTGTTTTCCTCATATTCGTCCAACTGCCCCTGAACTCTGCTGGAAGTGGTGAACTGTGCGTTCCCAAGAACCCGCTTCAACCCCTGAAGGCCAAGCAAGGCCAGATATTCCATTGAACCCTGTTCACACAATTCATCCTTGATGAACGGGCGGAAGTCAGCATCATTGGGGGTGAACTTGGCATCGAAGGGAACAATCACCAAACGCCGCTGAACGGCTCCGGTTTTATCCTTGATACGGGGAATATTGTTGGCGCTGAACAGGAACTTGGAATAATTGTTGAACTCAAAGGGGTCTTGGCCCTTGCGCTCCACATTCACCCGATCACCTGTGACCAGCTTTTTGAACACAGAAGCATTGGCAATAAATTCATCACCAATATCATCACCGATGTTCGCCAGCTTGCCGAACAGTTCAGCGGTTTTGAACCTATCACCCAATTCCTTCAGGTCAAGGGAAGCAATGTTCTGATCTCCAAGAAGGTTCTTCACCACATGAAGGAAGGTGGATTTGCCGTTGCTCTTATCGCCAATCAGGATGAAGGCTTTGCCAAGTTCGTTGCGGCGGTACATACAATAGCCCACCATTTCTTCCAGCAAGGCCCGAACTTCAGGATCATCACAGGCCAGCCGGTTCAGGGTATGATCCAACAGATCATCATGGGCGGCGGGGTTGTACGGCCACGGGATTTTATTTGTAATGACCACATCCGGGGTGAACTCTTTGAAGGAACCATCCCGGATATTGTAAAGGCCGTTGCTGAAAGCAATGATATTCGGGTTGGTGGCCTTGGTGTTTTCCTCAATCATGATTTCCAGATAGGACAGGACTTCCGAACGCCACGCCCGTTTCAGGTTGCTGATCAGCTTGATCATGGCCCCTTCAATCTCACCGGCACCGGAAACATAGATACCATCTTTGTAAATGTGAAGCTGGTTATTGATCTTCACAATATGGTTGTTGTTCTTTAGGTAGGTGGCGAACTTATCAAACAGGAAGGTTTTATCCCGGAAGAAGGATGTTTTCTTGAAGGCATCATCCCGAAGGATCACATCAAGTTCCTTGTCGGAAAGGGGCTTCTTCAGCACATAACGGTTAATCAGCCTGATACATTCACGGGCTTCTTCCTTGGTAAAATCGTCACTCTGAAGGGTCAGAATGTAGTTGAACAGGGTTTGGTTTCGCCCATCACCTTCACCAAGGTTCGGGAAATCATAGTTGCTTTTCACCGGGGTCAGCCACTTGGGAAGTTCCTGAATCTCCCCTTCAGGGAAGTCATACAGAATGGGCCGTTCCACGCCACCGGACTTCAAGATTTCATAGCTGTTATTGGCTCCAACCTTCCCATCCGTGGTGATACCCACGGCCAAGGTGCATTTCGTCCAGCTTTTTTTAACACCACAGTTCTTGAACAAGAAGTGTTTTCCCCGTGTGGTGGCGTACACTCTGCACTTCAGTTCTAAATCCTGAACCATTCTGAACAGAAGTTCAGATGTTTCCGCATCATCCACATCAATCAGGATGGTTTCTTCCCCAAGAATACCGGCGTATTCATCAAGGTCTTGGACTTCAGAACGGGTTTTCAGTTTTTCAACGCCTTTGAACTTTTCAAGGCATTGTTTATTTCTGGTAGGCACATAGCCCCTAAACAGTTCCATGCTTCAACGCTCCCCCCCCCGAAAGGTTTTATTGTTCATCGTTCCACCCCAAAATCTTTCAGGCGATCCCAAGCAACATCAATGTAATATTGCTTGTCCAGTTCATCCGGGATGGGAAGGTTGGTCACATCATCATTGATGAAGAAACAATGATCCGGGGTGTTGCCAAACTTTTCAGGATTCTTTTCCCGGCCCTTGACGATTTTCCCGGAAACCTTGAAGATTCCGCCCTTGCTCTGATCCTTGGAAGCAAACACCCGGAAGGTTTTATCCGTCTGAACCTCACCACCGCTGAAGCGGGTGATTTTCTTGGAACGGCCTTTTTCATCCCTGATCTTGGCTTCCGTAATCATCGGGGAATAAAGGGCGTATTTGTACTTGCTGGACACCTTCACCACCTTCTGAAAATCCCGAAGATCGGAACATTCCATGATGGTTGTTTCCGGGCTGATTCCCTGAAGGAAATAGTTCACAATGGCCCGGTTGACAATGGGAAGGTCATAATCCAGATCGGACAGTTTTTTGACATAGGCACCCTTGCACTTCCAGCGGGGTTTCCCTTTTTCGTCACGAAGCGGCCCGGAAGGAACAATGATGTAATTGTTCACATCCTTCTGATACACCTTTTGAAATTCATCAAATTCAAGGCGCATCCCGGTTCTTTGCTCCCATTCCCAACACAGATCGTCCAGCATTTCAAAATCTTCATACCGGCGAAGTTTGACCAAAATACCATCCGTGTTGCTCTGGATGATTTCACAATGATCTTCCAGTCGTTCAATCAAATCCAGAAGAAGAAGCTGACCGCCCACACAAACATTGTTGGCTTGCCGGGGGTCATACATGGCGTTGTGCTTATCTTTCATAGCGCCATAGGTGCTGTTCAGAACGATTTTATAAGGCTGTTGCATGGGGTTCTTCTCTGCCTTCAGCTTCAGGCGGGTGTGGTAGATTTCCGCATACTTGGAAGGATCGTGAACATTACGGGAAAGCCACTTATAAACCAGCATCAAAGACGGGTAATAGGAAGCCACATCTACATTGACAAACCAACCTTCCCCGTGATATTTGGGAATGGCCCCGTGAAGGCCACCCCAAGCGAACACATGGGGAACCCCGGCCACATCCAGTTCAAGGGTTTTGGAATAATCACGGTTCAAGGGGTTCTTGTACCAATTCAAAACTTCCGTGTATTTTTCGATCCGCAAGCTGGGCGGGAACTCAATTTCAAATTCATCATTGTGTTCCCTTTGAACGGCCCCAAGGATTTTGGCGGAAAGCTGTGCTTTGGTGCGGCCAATGTCAGAAATGGGAAGGTGGAACGCCTTCACAAGTGACATTTGGGCATCAAATTCATCTTCCTTCCGCCTTAACCACACTTCCACCGTCTGTTCCACATCATGGCGGCAATACTTGACCGTTTCGGCCAATTCTGCTTCAGTCAAAGGCCGGTCAATGTCGAAGGGAACAGAAGTTTCTTTGATGGAATGGCCCATGAACGCTTCCAGCGCCTTCAGGCTGATTGGCGGGTTCGGCATCACATCATAATTGATCAGCGGGTATTCCCTGAACAGGCTTGAATATCTGTAACCGGGTTTGTCCTCTGCAATGATCCAATCATTCACAGGCTTTGGATCAAACCCACACAGAATGGCCTTCAGGATGTACTGATCATAGTTCCGGGAATTGTAACCGGCCCAAATCACACCTTTGTTCTGCTCATAGAAGCGTTTCAGCTTGTCGGGGTCATTGATAATCACGGTTTCTTTTCGGGCGTTCAGGTCGATCAGGACAACCAGCCAGTCATACCGGAAAACCTCAAAATCATAGAAGATCATCAACTCACATCCTTTCAGCTTTTGTGAAATCGGTCAGCGTTTCCGCCTTATCAGCCCCGCCACGGGAAGGCTTTCACTTGGGGCCATTCCGGGGCTTTCGCCCCGGCTTGAAAGTTATCTTTCAAGTAGACAACGGTTGTTCTATGGTAGACTATTTGCCTACAACCATTGTAAAAAATTTTGGGTCAGTTTTCAACCTCGAAAACCTCGTCAACGGTAATAGAATTGAAGCGGGAATCATCATAATCCACCGCATATTCCAAGGTTCCATCAATGGCTTCCGCCACATCAAGAACAAGCTGGGCAAACTGCTTGTAGCTGGTGAAGCTGATAGGAACACCGGAATCCAGCTTTTCAAGGAAGCCCATAGCGGAAGCGATCATGTTCTTGTCATTCTTGGTGCCGTAAAGGACACGGTTCATGAAAAGGCGCTGGTTCTTGAACTCACCGGACAGGATTTTGAAGGACACGGCCAGCATGGGGCGGTTGGGATCGGCCTTGGTGCCTTTGATCTCCATGCTTTCCAGCTTCACCTCATACTTGCCAGCGGGAATGGTGGGGAAATCACCGCCGCCGTTCTTCTTGGCATCCTCCACATCGGCCTGAAGGCCCTTCAGATCAACGGAACGATCAATCTTGTCAAAATCAATAGCCATAGTTTTTTTACCTCCAAAAATGTTGTTATGTTCAAATGGTTTTGAGAATATCAGCCAACCCATGAAACAGGCCATGCACAAGTTCAGCGGTTTCCTTGGCCCGGTTCATAGTGTCAACTTCTTCTTTCGTAGGGGCAAATTCCTTATCAGGGCTAAACAGATCATCGGTCAGCACCCCATCCAACAGATGATCCAACGCCGCATCAAACATCACTTCATAGAAATCATCGTAGTTGGCGGCATAGTTGGCAATCGCCATTTTTGCGGCGTTCCGGTGAAGCTGGATCAGGGATTCCGGGTCAGCATCGGGCGGGGGGGGGATCAGGTTTGCACACACCTGAATCTTGCGAATCAGGCCACGGCGGTTCATTTCTTCTTTGAACCTGTTCAGGGCATCGTTTTTCATGTTGTTTCCTCCTTATATTTGGTTAGAAATGATGGTCTTAATGCGCTTCACATGGTCTGAAAGCAACTCCCGGTTCATCCGTTTCCAACGAAGAATGTTGGAAATGCAGATCAATTCATCCTGAATGTCCTGAAAGGCTCTGCGGTTGCTTTCAAGGTCAGCTTCATAGGAAGCAAGGTCTGTGTTTTCGCCGGCCTTGGCCGATCTAACTTCTTCATCAGCTTTTTCAGCGTATTCCCGGAAATACTTGGCCGCTTCATAGCCCATGTGTTTTTCAACCAGATATTCAAAATCACGGGCCTTAAAAATGGTTTCAGGCTTCCCGGCAATCATCAGCACATCAGCCATTATTCTTCACGCTTCTTCCGGGTACGGCGGGGCGGGTTGGCATCCGTCTTGGGTGCGGCTTCCTCTGCCGGGGCCTTGGGGCGATCCCACAGGGGGCAACCATCGGGGCCACCTTCCTTATGGCAACGGTGGCCAGCGTCAATGGAAGGGCAAAGGGGGATTTCCGGGTTCTGATCGTGCTGTCTGAAAATGCGCTCACCGTCCGGGCATTTGGGAAGGTTATTCCAAGGCGGGGTGTCACCGGTGGCCGGTTCAGTAACGGGAACAGAATCATCCTGTTCACTGCCGCCCGGTGTCCAAGTTCCTTCCAAGCGGGCAGTAATGGCTTCTGCTTCCTTATCGCCTTCATCAACAGGTTCAGGGGGCGGGGTTTCAGCCTTGGCCTTTCTGCCCCTTCTGCTGGGCGCTGTGGTGGCCGTGTCGGTGGTTTCAGGTGCGGGGGTAGCCGGGGTATTGCCGCCACGCTTCACGGCTCCTGCGGCCTTCTGGTTGGCTTCCTCGTAGACTTCACAGAAAGCGTCATAGGTCAGCGGGATTTCCTTGTTATGGACAGTCAAACGGCCACCACCGAAGATCACTTCAGAAGTCTTGAAGGACAGAACCCTTTCGTTATCATCGGCCACGATACGGGCCACCAGATCAACCATACCGGCCACCTTGTTTGCCACCTTATCCTGAAGGTTCGGCTTGATAGAACTGATCTTATCGCCGCCCTTGCGGGTCAGGTCACGGCTTCTGTCCTCATGGCTGATCAGGATGATGTTTTCATAGTCCAGATTCACCAGCCTCTTCAGGGTGTTCAGGAACTCGCTTCTGACCATATCCCACGCACGGAAGGAATCATCAGATTCATGCTTCCAGCCCTGACGGTCACAGATGTAAACCCGGCACGATTCATAAACATCTTCCAAAAGGTCAACCACGATGGTTCGGAAATCGTTCTGCTTCTTTTCCAGTTCGGCCACGGCATCCATAAACACTTCATAGGCCAACTTGCGCTTGGTGATACGGCCTTCCACCGTAACGGTGTCACGAATGGCGATATAGGGGGCATCCACAAACTTGATGTTGCCATCCGTGTTCAACATCAGGGGATCGGGGAACTGATTGGCAAAGAAGGTTTTGCCGCTGAAGGGTGCGCCGTAAAGCCACACAACCTTCTTCTTGGTGGCGTTCAGGTCACGGCGTTCATTCTTGGGAAGTAACATATAATCCCATCCTTTCTGACAATATTTTTCATACTCACACCATCCGCAAAAATGGTTTGGGTTCTTGGGAAAGTCTGTGGCTTCAACCATGTGCTTCACATCGGTCAGGAAGTCCACAATCTTCATGGGGTTGTACTGAATCGGCATCAGCGTTGGTTCAGCGTCTTTCAAGGCCGCTTGCAAGCGGTCACGGAATTGGGAAAGGGTTTCGGTGCTTTTCTGCCTGATCTTGGGCTTTGGAACAATCAGGAAATACATATTCCTGATCCGGTGGCCGGGATGGGTCAGTTCATACCAATACTTGTATTCGTGAAGCTGACCGGAAACAGCGTAGTTCTTGGCGTTGTTGGAATACTTGAAATCGTACAAATCAAACGCTTCAAATTCATCCAAATCTTCACCGGTGATCAGCCCATCCAGCTTCAGGCCCTTCCCCACGGGAACCAGATAATCCATGAAGCCGATAAAATCACCGTTCCCAATGGGCAATTCAAAGGAACCACCGGGCGGCAACATGGCCTTTGCCTTGGGGATCATGGCTTCCAGCTTCATCATTTCATGAATGTGATCATCCGTCAGAACCGGGAAGCTGTTCTTGTAGAAGTCAAGGGCTTGTTCAACCCCTTCTTCAATGCCGGTGTGAAGGGCGGTGCCAAGGATCAGGGCGTTGTCTGCATCCGTGTTCGGGATCGTGTCTATCCCTTCCACATATCGCAAGCGGTATTTGTATGGGCATCTATCAAAGACTTCAACCCGGCTGTGGGAAACTCGCATTGTTTCACCCCTTTCACAATAGTCTTGAAGGCTTCAAAGCCTTCCGGGTAAAGGATGAACCCGAACCCCTGTGAACCGTTGATTTGGGCCAAATTACGCTTCTGAAGCACAGATGGGGTTCCATCGGTGGCCTTCAGCTCCACTTCAAGGGCAATGCCCTTCACGGTGATCCGCATATCGGGAAGGCCGCTTTTCACATACCGGCTTCCACCCCAACGCTTTTCATAGAAGCCACAAGGCGGGGCGCTCATGTGGTCAACAGGTTCACCCAAGGGATATATCCCTTCAGATTCCAGCCACTTCTTCAGGCGGTTTTCAAAGTTCTTTTCACCGGCCACGCTTTTTCACCCCCCCCCGCTGGATCAATCCATGATCCCAAGCGTGTTTTGTGTTTTCTGAAATAGTGGCCCATTCCAGTTGGGAAGCCCTGCAATCATGCTTTTTCCCGTGTTTGTGGTTTACCACCGGTTTATTGTCCGGGTTCGGGATGAAAGCCAACGCCACAAGAATATGTAACCGGCAATTCTCACCATCCAACTTCACCCGCAAATAACCGGAACCATCATCATAGGGTTTCAACAGCTTCCCGGTTTTCACAGAACGAACTTGGGCCAATCGGTTGATCTCATAATTGGGGTGGCCGGGGCATGGGTGCCATTTGATAATCATTGGTTCATGGCTCCAAAGCAGAAACACACGGCGAACACGATCAATAAGATTACAGCAACTTTCATTACTGCCCACCGCCTTTCAGGGTGATCTTCACATAACCGGCCTTGGCGGTGGTCTTGGAACACTCGGAAGCAATGTCCGGGTATTTCTTCTTCAGCTTGGCGGAATCAATGCTGGTGGCATTGGTGGGCTTCACAAGGGTAAGGTTCAGAACATCGGATTCAAACTTATCCACGCCAAACTTCACCATTGCTTCATACAGCTTGGCCTTCATTTCCTTTTCCTGATCCTCAATGGCCTTCTTGTGGGCGGTCAGGGAAGCAATGGCGTTCAGGGTGGCAAGCTGGGTGTTCTTGAACTCCTGAAGGGCCGTTTCTTCATCGAAGGTGGCCGAACCACAGGCGTTCAGGTTTTCCTGACAGGAATCAGGGCAAGTGTGGAACTCCGGGCATTTGTGGCAACACCCATCGAACTTTCCACGGGGGCAAGCATTTTCACATTTGATCATTTTTCGGGTTCTCCTTTCAGATAAACATTCAACTGCTTCAGGCCGAAGGCGGAAGCGGCTTCATGGTTGTCAAAATAAATGTCGATCTGGTTTTCACCGTATTTGTCAATCACCCATTGGGCGGGGCGATCCTGAACGATGTATTCACCCAAGCCTTCCACTTCCACCACGGTTCCCAAGGGAAGCGGGGAAGCACAGGAAACACCGGCCTTCAGTTCCACACCAGCGGCACCATACACAATGCCGTTGGGCCGGTTCTTGGCCCATTCGCCGCAACACTTTTCACAGGAACAATAGGCGGTAATTCTGAAACTGCCCAACAGCACCGGTTCAGGTTCGGCGGGTTCTTCCACCAGCGGGGGTTCCACCGGCTCCAAGGTCACATCCGGGATCACGGCGGTAAGCTGATCCGGTTCAATGGGGGCATCCGGGGCCTTGCTGTTGACAGCAGAACAGCGCCCAAATACAAACCCCATTGCAAGGCCCATCAGAAGGGCCACAAGGAACATCCGCCTGAACCGCTGGTTAAGGGCTTTGCGGCGCTGTTGCCGCTTGCTCATACTTTCTGAATAGTTCATCGGTATAGTCCTTTCTCATTTCCAAAGTGGAAAGAATATCTTCTTCAACCGTTCCCGGACAGATCATCAGGTAATAGAAACATGGCCGTTCTTGCCCAAGGCGGTGAATACGCTTTTGGGATTGCTCCCACAATTCCGAACCTTGGGGAAGGCTGAAGTAAATGATTTTGTTGGCAAGCTGGAAATTGCCGCCCATTGCACCGGCTTGATACTGAATGAAGGTAATGCTATTGTGCTGGTAGCGGTAAGCATCCAAGTTCTTTTCTTCACCGGAAAGAACAGACACAGGCCGGTTCAGGCCCTTGGCAATCCCCTTCAGGCGTTCCATTTCTTCCGTGAAGTTATAGAACACAATCAAGCGATCTTCCGTGCTGTTCACCAAATCCCGGAAGGCTTCATAACGGGCCGGGTTATATAGGCCGCAAAGCTGACGGGCGTAAAGGCGGCGGGTCAAACTGGTATCACCGATCAATTCCCGTTCACAATGGGCATTGGAACCGTAGAAATCCGCATCCAGTTCAAATTCACCAAGGTTGGCGCTGTCAATCGCAATATAGCGATCATTCCAGAACTTCCAATAAAGGGGTGAAGGGCGGGTTTTGACCTTGATCCAGTTCCGTTTTGGAAGGCTGATCCCGGCCTGTTCGGTAGTCATGAAAACGGCCCCATGTTCGGCCAGCTTCATCTTCAGCCGGTCAACATTCTTATAGCCGGTAATCTGTTGCCGCCAAAATCCATCGGTTTCAACCCATTCCGTTTGAATGTACTGCTTCCAGAACAGTTCTTTTGAAATCTTCCACCCCAACAGTTGGCATTGGCTCCACAGGTTTTCATACTTGCCGCCCGTGGGGGTGCCTGACAGAAGGATCACATTATCCGGTTTCAGCCCAAGAATGAACTTTGACCGTTTGGCGTTCTCGTTCTGGATCAGGGAACTTTCATCCAACATCAGCGTGAAGCCGGTCAGGGTTTTCAGCACATTCCGCCTGAAGGTCAGTTCGTAGTTGATCACGCCAATCATCAGGGTTGGAACTTCATGCTGAACCTGTTCAAAGAACCATTTGAAGGTTTTGGGGTTGGTCAGGTCGAACACACAATTCCGGGTGTAGTGGTCTTGAAAATGTTCAATCCAGTCTTGAACTTTTGAACATTGGCACACCACCAGATTGATCCGCTTGTTCAGCTTCATCATTTTTTCGGAACCAACAAAGGTTTTCCCAAGGCCCATATCAAGGTAATAGGCCACCCGGTTCTTCCCCTCGGTTTCATCAAGGGCCTGTTGCTGGTGCTGAAACAGCGTGATCATAGGGTTTCAGGCCCTTCAATCATGGAAAGGTAATTTTCCACATTCACACCACGGGAAAGAAGTTCGGCCTTCATAGCCATTCCCAAGGGGCTGTTCAAGGCGTAATCACTCACCTGTTCCGGGGAAAGGGAAGTGATGTTGAACAAGGACTGTTTCACCAACTCGGAATGACCGCCACCGAAGGGATCAAAAGGGCAACAGTCAGGGGTGGTTTCAATGTCACGAACCACCATAGCTATCACCACGCCGGGGCGGTTCTTCAGCATCTTCACCGTGTTCAACAGGTGATCGGTTCCCATTTCTGCGGGGCGGAAAGCCTGTCCACCGGCTCCGATCCACAAGGTTCCATCAAATCTGGTTTTCATTGCTTTACTCCTTTTCTAAAAATCAGGCCGTAAGGCCGAAGAAAGAATTGAACTGATCAGCACCCACATAATCACGGAACTTGGTGGGGTTGATGTAGTAATTCCAGCAAGCGCCGGTTCCGGGAACAGCGTTCCCGAAGGGAAGAAGGCCACGCTGAAGGCCGATTCTGACGAACTGATCAGATTTTCCCATACACCGGGCGGCTTCCTTCACGCTGATCTTCTTGATAGGCGGTTCCGCAACCGGGGCGGCTCCATAACCCATCAGGTAATCAAAGGAAACGCCGGTGGCATCGGCAAGGGCCTTGATACGGTCAGGGCCGGGGGTGTTCTTCCCGGAAAGGTATTGGCTGATAGCGGCCTTGGAAGCCCCGGCCTGTTCAGACAGGGCGGATTGGCTCATGTTGGCCTGTTCCATAGCGTTTTTCAAACGCTCTGCAAAGGTGGTCATTGTGCGTACTCCTTTCATTTTTTAATTTCAGATTCGGCAAGCCGTTTCCGAAGTTCGGTCATAAATTCACGGGTTCGGTTGATCGGAAGGCCAGCGGCAAGCCGTTCTTCTTCAAAAGCAAAGCGGATTTCCAGTTGATCAACTGAATAATCAGCCCGGAAGGTTCGCCAAGTCCGGTGTTCCATGTCCAACAGCTTTGCCCACAAATCGGGAAAATGTTTTCGCAAGTTCCGTAATTCTTCAAGGCTCTGCAACGGACAGCACCAACAGGAAACCCGGTGGAAAATCTCATACAAGCCACCCAATCAAAACCGTGGGAATAGCAGTATTTCAAACAATCGGCTTCCGTTCAACCCCATTCCGCCAATGGGTGACGGTGTTCGGGGTTCTGATTGTGTTCCCGTTCCAACCGGTATTCTTCATCAGCCGCAAGGCCAATCAACTGAATAACGGTGTATTCTTCACGAAGATGGGCGAGATACTTATTGATGATTCTGGTTTTCAATTCAGCAGTACACCAACGGGCTTGCGGCCCCGGCCAGCTTTGACCTTTTTTATCTTGCAATTCAGGGTTGTGGCGCTTGGGTTGGTATTCAAACATGAACCAATCAAAAGATTTTGGATTTTGAACCCGTGTGAACTTGATTCCCGCATCCATGAAGATTTTTTCAAGCTGGTTGATATGCTCCATCATGGCCGGGAACTCCATCCATGTGTCACAGTACACCACTTCATGAAGGGGATATGTGACAGGATCGGCCTTGTGTCGGGCCAGCCATTCAAGGCCAAGGGCGGTGGAATCCTTACCACCCGAAAGGGATAGAACCCAATATTCGGGTTTCGGGTTTATTTCATTCATTGGTTATCACTCCTGTTCTTCAAAGGCCACTTCACATTCCCCACAGAGAACATGAACTTCCTTGGTGGCCCGGATGATGGTTCCGCAACAAGGGCAAACATACTTACGGGAACTTGATCCACCGCCCTTCCGGGAACCTTTCAGCGGATTGGTACGGGGCCGAACCAGACAGAACCCGGACTTGCCAAGGGATTTCACAAAGGCTTCAGCTTGCGGGTTCAGGGTGGTTTTGTGCCATCCGTACTTTTCGCCTTTCTCCACGATCAGCCCGTGGGCTTCAGCGGTTTCCTTGAACTTCCGGTTGTGGTAGGAACCAGAACGGGAAGTGTCTTGAACATTGTCCTGAAGGTTCTGAAGGTGAACCATTTCGTGAAGCAAGGTTCCACAGGTTTCTTCAAAGGGGGCGGTTCAGGTATTCGGCGCACAGGTTGATTTCGTAATAGCCGCCTTCCTTGGTGCCGTCTTGCCACGCCTTCCAACCGGTACACCACCCATAGGCCCCACGGGTATGATCCGGGGAAACGGTGATCACAGGCTTTTCCAGCTTCCCTTCAAAGAAGGCTTTGTTGAACTTTGAAAACAAGGTTTCAAGTTCATCAATGACCGGTTTCAAACTGACTTCATTCATGGTTCTTACTCCCTTTGTAGACTTTTTGCCTACTTAACAGGCAAAAAAAAATCGCCACTCGTTCTTCTTCCGTCAGGCCAAGAAGATCATACAAAGCCTGAATCTCATTGGCCCGAAATTCACTACGGTTATTGATCTTATTCAAAAGGCCCTGATAGGTAATTCCAATCTTCTTGGCAATAAACCGAAGTTTATAACCGGACTGGTCGATCTTCTCACGCAACAGCTCTGTGTTGGTCATACGGCAATCACCCCTTTCTTCAAAATCGGTAGGCATCTTGTCTACACTCACATACTACCACGATGTAGGAAGAATGTCAACATCTTTTTTGAAAAAGCTAAAAATATGTTGACAAGCCGCCAACAGCGCCGTATAATTAGTAACAGAAAGGGGGTCATTCACTTGTCCACAATAGGAAGCAGAATTCGCAATCGCCGGGAAGAACTTGGTTTATCCCAAGATGAACTTGGTAAAAGATTAGGGTACAAATCCCGTTCTTCAATAAATAAGATTGAACTTGATCAGCGTAACCTTACTCAATCTAAAATCAAGGCTATTGCTGACGCATTAGATACTACACCGGCCTATATCATGGGATGGAATGAACCAAATCAGAAACTTGACGCTGAAAAACTGAAGTTCTTTGATAATCTTTTTCCCATTGAAACCAAGCGTTTCCCGCTGTTGGGGGATATTGCTTGTGGCAAACCCATTGTTGCCAATGAAGAAAAGGAACTATATGTGGAAGCTGGGGCCGGTATTCAGGCTGACTTTTGCTTACGGGCAAGGGGTGATTCCATGATTGGGGCCAGAATCTATGATGGTGATATTGTGTTCATCCAGCAACAGGATATGGTTGATGATGGTGAAATTGCCGCCGTTATCATTGATGATGAAGCTACTTTGAAGCGGGTGAACTATTATCCTGAAAAGAACTTGCTGATTCTGAAAGCCGAAAACTCTAAATATGAAGATTTGATTTATACCGGTGAAGAACTGAACCATATCAGAATTCTTGGAAAAGCCGTAGCCTTCCAAAGCGATATTAGATAGAAGGTGATTCGGTGAAGAAGTTCTTGAAAGGCTTTGGAATCTTCTTTTTCAGTTTCGGGTTTATCGTCTACACAATCATGTTTTTTACGGAAGCGCCAGAACTCCGCCCCGTGTTCATCATAATGGATGTCATTATGGGGTTCTTCCTGTTCCTGCTTCTGCGAAAAAGAAAGCCAAAACAGAAGGCCCCACCCAAAACAGAATCCACCGTTCAGGTTCATTCCAATCTAAACCCGGAACGGGCTATTAAATCCATGCCGGGGGCCTACACCGTAGCAGAAGCCAAAAACCATGTGCGGATTGTTCAAGATTGCTTGAACATCTTTGAAAAGACAAAGAACCTTGAAACATTCTTTTCCCGCTATGAATATGGTATGCAAATAGCCCTGACGGTGGATCAAGCGGCCAAGGCCGGGATCATCCCTTACACATCTGATCTTCCAGCTTCTTTCTTCAAGGCGGCTGATAGTCAGAAAGAACGGGTTTTGTTGGATTCCTATTCCGATCAGAAAGCCAAGATTGATGAACTGAAAACCGCAAAGGCTAAAGCCACCCATTGGAACCGGTATCTGAACACCCTGAAAGAATACGAAGATCAATATTCCATGAACCCTGATTCTGAATATCCTGAAGTTCTGGAACAGGTCAAAGGTGAACTTGACAAACTTGATCTGTCCACATCTGTTCCACCGCCTGAAGCCTAAAAACACAGGTAAATCAAGGTTTTGGAACAGATGGTACAGATAAAACGCCGGTTCCCTATATACTCTTTTTCTTTTATATTTTTTTCTCTATTCTTTGAAGTAATATAGCATCTGTACCATCTGTTCCGTTCCTCAAAACCTCCACAGTTCAAGGCTTTTTGATGGAACAGATACGGAACAGATACAAAAAAAAATGACCGCCCCCGGTCTTGCACACCGGAAGCGGTCAGGCGAAACAAACCCTTTTGAAGTTAATGTTTCAAACGCCATTGAACATTATATCACATGGGGTTTAGCTTTGCCATACCCAATTTTGAAAGTTCAGGTGATATAATGCGAAATCCAAACGGGTATGGAACGGTTGCAAAGCTATCAGGCCAACGCCGCCGCCCATACATTGTGAAGAAAACCATAGGTTGGAATGACAAAGGCCATCCCATCTATGACATTATCGGTTATGCTGAAACCCGTGAAGCCGGGAACATCATGCTTGCTGAATACAATCGTGATCCTTGGGATGTTGACCGGGCCAAGATCACCCTTCAACAGCTTTTTGACCTCTGGAAAGAAAAGAAGGCCCCGAAGCTGGGTGAATCTAATCGTTCTTCCCTCTGTTCAGCGTTCAAGCATTGTTCAGCGTATGTGAACAAACCTTACAAGCAACTGCGATCCTACCAAATGCAAGAAACCATTGATGGTTGTGGGAAAGGGTATAGCACCCAAGCGGCCATCAAGAACCTGTGGGGCCACCTTGACCGGTTCGCCCTTGAAATGGATATAATAAACCGGTGCTTCTCCGAACTTCTGACTTCTGATCCAATACCGCCCACCAGCCGCCTTCCGTTCACCAACGATGAAATCAAAACGGTGTGGGAACATCAGTCTGATCCTTGGGTTGATACGGTTTTGATCTTGCTATATTCCGGGTGGCGTATCTCTGAATTTTTGAACCTGAAACCTGAAGATATAGACTTGAAGGAAGGCACAATGAAGGGCGGCACCAAAACGAAAGCCGGTAAGAACCGCATTGTTCCCATCCATCCAAAGATCAGGCCCTTGATTGAACGGCGGCTTGCCGAAGGTGGCCCCCGGCTGATCAGCTACAATGGGAAGATTTGCAATCAAACTCAATACCGGATATTTTGGGCGGATATTATGAAGGCCCTGAAACTGAATCATACCCCGCACGAATGCCGCCACACCTTTGAAACCAAATTGGATAGCGCCGGGGCCAACCGGAAATGTATTGATTTGCTCATGGGTCATGTGTCCAAGGACACGGGAAACCGGGTCTATAATCACAAGACTTTGGACGAACTGAAGGCCACCGTGGAACTGATCCCATAGGGTTCAAACCTGTGAACATTTTAGGCCGCTGAACGCTGAACTATACACACATTAGTAACAAGAAAACCCCGAACCCCTGAAAAATCAAGGGTTCGGGGTTCGTCTGTTTTTATTACACCATAATTTTTTCTACTCTGCAACGCTCTGAAACGCCCAAATACTGAACATTTCAGCCCTTTGAAGTTCGGTGAAATCGGGGTTATTAGTAACATAGTAGAAACACGCAAAAAAGGCCCTTCCAGCTTGAACCGGAAGGGCCTTTCTCATGGTCAGGTTTTAGTGGCGTAGTCAAGGGAAATCCATCCGGCACCGCTTTTCAGTTTGCCCCACTTGGCCGCACCTTTGCCGGTGCTTTCAGCCACGATGGTATAAATACCGGGCTGGATGTAGCCGGTTGCACCGTAGTTTGTGCCGGGGCCTTTACGGATATTCAGGTTGGTGATCTTCACCCGCACATGGTAAGGGGTCACGGTGGCCCCTGTGGTGCCGCCTGTGGGCTTTTCTGCGGTTGGGGGTGTAACTACTACCCCACCACCATTGGAAGCGCCCTGAAGCCTTCTGTTGACTTCTGCGGCAATCTCCCCGTGTCTGGAATAAAGATATTCCCCCGGACAGGCTTTGTTGGCGAAGTCACGATGAACGGTCATGTTGCATCCGTTCCGATGATTCACACGGTCATTCTTGTTCGTACTCCACACCAACTTCTTGATCCCGTTGCGCTTGCAAATATCCGTTACCAAATCCAACAGGGCCGCATAAGCCTTGGCGGTGACGGCGTAAGGGTGGGTGGTGTCGGAAGCAACTTCAATGGTGATTGCCCGGTTGTCATTGGTGCCGTTGCTGGAACACCAAGAACGATCCTTTTCATCCACGGAAAGGCCAATGGAACCATCCTTACCAACAACATAGTTGGCGGAACATTGCCGGTCTGTGGTGGCGAAATAATCACACCCCTGTTTTGCTGTCCATTGCCCAACGATACAATGAATCGTGATGGTGTCAATGGCATGGTTCCGGGGGCTGGTTTTGTTTTTCGTGATCCGGGTATAGGTTGCAAGGGGGGAATTACTCATTTTCTGTATCTCCTTTCACCTGAAGAATGGCCCTGAACTTGGTGAAGGCTTCTGCGATATACTTACAAGACACCATCAGCACAGCGCCCACAATAACCAAATCAGCAAAAATTTCTGTGTATTCTTCCGGGATTGCCCACCCAAGCTGATCTGCATAAATCGGAAGGGTGGTGATTGCTACACAAAGCAAGGTCAGGCCCACAACGAAGGTGGCAACCTTCAGCCCGGAATTGATCATTTTCTGTCTGTCGAAGGGCTGAAGCAAAACCTTGATGTTGTAGTAAAGGGAAAAAGCAACATTGGACAGGTACGCACACAGGAAGATCAACATGGCCCACCCAATATTGATCAGATTGTTCAAAACAGCGTTCAGCATGGTTTCAAATCTCCTTTGCATCGTTATAGATTTCCGGGCCATACAACTTCCGAAGTTTGATCCGGTTTTCGGCTTTGGCTTTGGAATAGTAAAACCCGGTTGCGGTTGCCAATTCAGCAAATATGGCGGGGATCAAATAGGCCAGCGGTTCAAGGTTTTCAGTTTTCCAAACCATGATAAGGGTGAAGGCCGTAACCCCAACGGTTACGGCCCCCACCACATACAGGATCAGCTTGGAAAACTCACGCTTTGGCTTTTTGGTTCGTCTGCTCATTCTTCCGGGGGATCGGTGGACAACTCCAAGAATTTTCTGTGAAGATCGTCCATCACCCCATTCACCCCCAAAGAATGATACTGCTTCCAGCAATTTTCAAAATTATCCCGTGCATAGATTGGGGCATAGCCTTTTTCGGAATACTTATTGAAATCGCTGATCATCTGCGCCCGAAGAAGGGCCTGAATACCGGCCTTCAAAGCCTTGGAATCCTCGGTATTATGCTTGATTTGACTCCACAGGTATTTGAATACTGCCAAAATCAAGGCGGGAACACCAATCAAGCACAACACCTGATAAATCGTCATGGCTTTTCCCTCCTATCAGGCCCCGATCAGGGCGGCAATATAGCGCAAATCCTCAACAGGGCCGTTGTAGAAGTCATGATTCCAAATCCAATGATCTTCCTGTTCCGGGCGCTTGTACTTTTGGCAACGGGGATCATCCCAAATTTTCCCCCACCGGGCGTTGTGTCCGGGGGTCTGCTTCATCAGCGTTGCGGTGATCCGGTTCAGAAGTTCGCCCCTTTCCTTGCCCATGCCATCATCATTTTGGGTAAAGAAGTCATAGGCGTTTTGGCTGGTTACGGAACACACCGGAAGATCATTCAGAACCAAAAAACCACCCTGACAATTCAGGATGGTTCCATACCGAATGTTCACTTGTCCGCAAATTGCTTTGAATTTGGCCCGTTTGCGGCAAAGATAGATTTTATACTCCATTAAGCCGATTCCTCCCAACCATATACACCGGGTTCCCACACATTGGCATCTGCTGTGGAAACCCAATGTTTACTGTTATGGCTCACTTTTGCCCCCTTGGAATAAGCGTCATACGCTCCTACCGGTTGGCTCCATTCCGGCCATTCTTCAGCGGGGTCATTTGTCTTGCTCCACAAACTGGAAGCGGCTGTGGGTGTCCAATCCGCTTGGGAAGTGTGGGCCTGAACACACTTGTAAAGGGTGCCTTGGTAGCGGCGAATCTGCCCTACCGTGTAGGCCACAGGGAAAGCCCATTCAGCGAACAGATCAGCGTGTTCAGCCGCCGTGATGGGGTCAATGCTCCCGGCTTCCGCCAAGGTGACAAAGACGATCCCACCGGCTTCTGTGGCTTTGGTGATCTCGGTTCCTGCGTCCGTTTCCTCCAAACTCACGGTTTCCAGTTCGTCCATAGCGGCACGGCCCAACAAATGGTAAGCCACACCCTCAAAAACAATGCCCGAAGCATCATGCTCCGGGCAAAGGATGTAGCAACCATTTTCGGCTTTCTTGATGTAGTTCAGGTTCTCGGTCAGGCCGATACCGGCCCCGGCTTTGATGATTCTAAACATTGTCCACCTCCGAAAAAGATTGCATGGTAAAGCCGCCGCAACCGTAGCAACCGGCCATGATCGTTGAAGTTCCGGTAATAGGCGCTTTGGCACTCCATGTATTGTTCTATGTCAAAGAAGGATCGTTTTCCCTCTTTGAACTCCCTGTGAAACAGCTTCAGTTTTCGCCTTGCCCGTTTCACTCCATCCCGGCTTCCATTCACCTTGATCTTGCCGGTTTCGGTAAGTGTGAACCGGGCTTTGCAGAACCGGAACGGCTTTGTAAGCGGGATCACCTTACACTTGCGCTTGTTCACTCGGATTCCAGCGGCTTCAAAACGCCTTACAATTTCATGGCCCATCAGCTTTGCTTCATCCACCGTGGCAAAGAAAGCATAGTAATCATCCATGTAATGACCGGCGCAATGAACATGGGCCTGACACTTGATCCATTGGTCAATCTTGCTGGGCAAGGCCACCATTTCCTGTTGGGAAGGCTCCACACCCAAAGGCAAGCCCCGGCCCGGTGTCGGGCATGGGGAAAACTGGATGATCGTATCAGCCAAGTTTTGAAGTTCAGGATTCAAAATCAATTCCCGGTGCCGCTGATATAACAGGGCGTGGGAAGCATTTGGAAAGAACCCTTTCAAATCCAACAGCAACACAGCACCTTCCCGGCCATAGCGCCGGTAATGCCATCCAAGCTGTTGTTTGATCCGCTTGAACTGCCAATGAAGGCCCTTTCCCCGCTGACTTGCCCCGTTGTCATAGATCATCGAAGGTGAATACAGCGGGATCA